AGCGGCAATAGGTTTTGGTATCGGCATGGCTATCGATCCAATGATGCCGGACATACCAGCGCCAGGAATACCAGATCCAGGCGAAAATATAATGAAAAGCACTATCGGAAATCCTATCCCCGATCTTGCTGGAACTGCTAAAATCACAGGTCATTTATTATTGTTTGGAAAAGAAAGAAATGAAAAAGTATATTCAGAAAGTTCAGGTGGTGGTAAAGGGGGCGGCGGTGGTTCATCCCAGCAAGTAACAGGTTATAAATATTATATGTCATGGGCGGTCGGAATATGTGCCGGTGAAATTGACACCCTATACGCTGTTTATAAAAATGACGACGTTGTGTGGGAAGGAGAGCTTGATTGCCCGGTATCAGGCGGAGAGGAAACGATCACGCTTGACGGGGTGGGTTCTTTGACTTTTTATTTTGGTACAGATGACCAAGTAGCAAATACAAAAGTGGGCGAAGTTATCGTTGAACATGGTGGGTCATCTACACTAAACAGCCCATTAAGAAATATGTGCTGGGCGTTTTTTGATGATTGCTATATCGGGGAATATAACCGTACACCTACTTTTAAATTCATAGTCAAGAAAATACCACAATATGCCTGGGCGTCCGAACCAGAGAGAAGACAAATACAGGGAAATGATTGCAATCCGGCTCATGCTTTATATTATATTTTTAATAATCTGGCTGGACTTCCGACAACCTGGCTTAATGAAAGTGATTTTTCATACATATCAGATATCCTATGTTTTGAAAAAAGAGGCATATCAGTTCTATTTGACCGGCAGCAATCAGTTTTGAGCTATATTGAGAGCATCAATTCTCATATTGATAATATAATCAGGTACGGTGCCGATTCACAGTTTCATCCTAAATTAATTCGTGACGATTATACAGTTGGAGATTTGCAAACAATTGATGAAACGGTAATGCTTGGAGATCCGAGCTTCAACAGGAAATCATGGATTGACACGATTAATGAAGTTAAGGTTCAATATAGCGAAATCATAGACAGGCCGACAGATTATGTACTTTGTGCTAAAAGTGAAAATAGAATTACTCAAGAATATGTTGAAATTTTAAGGGAAGGCATTCCATATGCCAGAATTACAAATGAATATGTTGAAATTTTAAGGGAAGGCATTCCATATGCCAGAATTACAAATGAATATGTTGAAATTTTAAGGGAGAATTAATTATGAGTTTGATTTTTATGGATGGGATGTATTATGCGACAGATGATATAGCATATAAATATAATATATCTGGTAGCGGGACATATATTTCCGATGAAACAAGAAGAGTTGGGCCTAATTCTATTTATATGAGTAATGAGAATGCTTATGGGCATAATCTTGCATATAATCCACCGATACCTGTGGAGAATTGTGTTTTAGGATTTGCCTATCGGACAACATTAAAATCAATGACGTTTTTAACTCTTGGGACAGCTAATATAACTATAAGAATAAACGAAGATGGATCGCTTACATGCCAAACACCGGGCGATGATTTTACTACCGATCCGGCAACAATTACTGCTTCGACTTGGTGTTACTTTGAATTAAAATATACTCAAAGCCCAACTGTTGCGTCTGTTGTCATAAGAATTAATGGGAGTGTTGCTGGGAGTGTGACGAACCAAAATTTAACTGCAAATACTACATATTTTAATTTTTATAATGCCTATGGTTCTGCTGCTCCAACATATCGTTTTCAAGATTTATATATTTGTGATGGTCTCGGGGCAACAAACAATGATTTTCTTGGAGACGTTAAAGTTGATGTAATACGGCCTGATTCTGCTGGAACGAATACTGATTTCACACCAAGCACCGGGGCAAATTGGGAAAATGTCGATGAGGTAACTTCAGACGGAGATGCCACATATAATGATTCTAAAGAGATTGGAGACAAGGACACCTATAATTTAAGTGCAATGTCAATAACAGGTCAAAATATTTATGGTGTTCAGCAATGTTCAATAATTAGAAAAACAGATGCTTCATCAAAAAAAGCAAAACAATTAATATTAAGCAATGTAACAGAATCAGAAGGCTCTGAATTATCTTTAAATGATACTTTTACAGGCTATCAAAGAATAATCGAGCAAGACCCAGACACGGCAACAACATGGACAGAATCCGGCGTAAATGCTCTTGAATCAGGACTTGAGGTTACTTTATAAATGGCAATAAACTTTAAAAATTCTATGGCTTCCCCAATTGCGGTTGATGTTGGGAACAAAACAACTCAGGGAATGACTGTTTCTAAAACTGTTCAATTTGGATTATTCACCACAAATGAAAATGCGGTCTGGGCTGGAAAAACTCAACTCCAAAAACAATCATTCCCGTTTGCCTTTGTTTCAATACCCGTTAATCGAGATATGTTCCGGCTCCAGGTAGGTGATTGTTTTAAATTCACTTATGCAAAGTATTCAATATCGGAAGTTGTTTATCGAATTTTACAGGTTGAAGAAGATAGTCTCAATTCTGAGGTTATTACAATTCATGCCATGGAAGATGTTTTTGGAATCACGAATGTCACAACAGAATACACAGACCCGGAAGATAATGCAATTGAAGCACCGGACTATACTTCTGTTCCAATTGTCTATCAAGACGTCATAGAAGCGCCATATATGGTCTTAGGTGACACAATAGGTATTATTCCAATGGCTGCCAGGTCAGATAATAAACAGATCGGATATGTCTTATATATGAGTGAAGACCTTGGCGATTCTTACAATTCAATTGGTTCTTTTCAAACTTTTGCGACATACGGAACGCTTGTCAGGGAATATACGACAGACACATACCAAATTGATGATTTAGGCTTTACAATTGATTTTGTAAACGATGATATTGATTTGTTCGATTCACTGACCCGGCAGGAAATGCTTGGAATTAAAAATTTGGCAATTATGGGAACCGAGATCATGACAATTCAAACCATAACGCCAGATAGTGACACAGATGGACGGTATCATTTATCGGGTATTTATCGGGGGCGGTTTGACACGGAAAAAGAAAATCACGAAATAGGGGCCGGTTTTTGGTTAATGAACGGTGAAAAGTTAGATTTTAATATTGATTCTGGATTACTGCATGGCACATCAAGAAAGTTTAAATTTGTGCCGTACAATAATAAAATTACCGGGGCCATAGCGGATTCCCTTGTTACAGATTTAACCATTGCAAGTGAATCAAGAAAACCTTATGACCTGATTAATTTTGAAGCAAATAACAATAGAATCGATCCAGTTTATTATGACGATATTGAACTGACATGGAGCCCACGAGTCAGGGGTGATGGGGCTGGATTTTATGCACCGAGTGTAACAGATAAATATCCAACATGGGAAGGGTATTTTGAAATTGAGGTCTATGTCAGTTCTGTGCTTGTAAGAACAAAGGAAAAAGTTGACGATATTTCATGGACATATACTGAGGCTATGAACCTTGCAGATAATACAAATTTAGCAAGTGAAGTGACTTTTAAAATAACAAATTTTATAGATTATGAAGAATGGGCCAAAGCAGAATCAGCCACAGAAGAAATAACCGTAAGACTTGGAGGTGACAATGGATGATATATCCTTAGATAGCGTGACATACGGAACAACCGGATGGAATGCTTTGGTACAAGCAAATTTTGAAAAAATCACAGATTATATAAACAATAAATTAAACCCGGATTTAATTCTTACTTTCGATGGTGAAGTTTTAACTTTTGATGGTAATATCTTGGTTATGGAGGGAACATGATTGCTCAAGAAAATGTATTATCACTGCTTGCGAGTACGTCTGTTGATATGCAGGTCAACACAAAACAAACTTTTTATACGGTTCCGGCTGATAAGGTTATGGTTGTTGACCATATTTTGATCCGCAATCCTTCGGCAACTTTGGCCGGAGCAGTTGATACTGATTTTGGATCAGGTGCGAATGCTGACGATTGGATTTTACAGGTTACACTTGCTGGATTAACCGGAGTCACGCACGTTGCAAAATTAACACAGCCAGCACAGGCCGCCGGGCCGCCGATTGTCCCGGTTCAAAAAACAGCTTATGTGGCCGGGGATGTTTTCGGATGCCTTGTCAATACAGATAGCACAGGGGCAGCAACGGTAACAATGGATTTATTTGGATATTTGGCGGATGCATAATGTCAACCTCGCTTGAAGCCAGACTAATAAAAAAACTTCCTTTTGTTTTGCGGGATGTTGATCCAACTGCGGATGATTATCATTTTGATGTGCCTTATTTGTGGCTGAATCGAGAGGATGATAAAATATTTATTTTAGTTGATGTGACAAGCACCATTGCGACATGGATTGAAATAGCTGAATCCGGAACGACCATAACACAATCTGAAGTAATAGCATGGGGGACATTATGATTGTAATAGATGCAACTGATAAACTTGAAGGGATCGCCTCTGTAGCTGATGTAATTGAATTTACTTGTTCGGTGGTAGACGGCACGGCGACCGGAAGCTCAGAAGGAAAATTATCAGACAGTCAAACACAAATATGGGATGCCACAGCCGTTACCCGGATTTTATCTTTGACTTTGGTTAATACTCATAGTGCGGCGGTTACGGTCAATGTTCAGAAAGATCCGACTGAT